ATGTCCAACGATGGAATGTGCGAGATACAAACTCACCATCTCGTTCAATAATGGTAGCCTGACGAACTTGGATGTTCCAATCCGCTACCACTTCTATGCGGTCAATTTCAATTTTTTCTGTAAGTGCCATGATTTATACCTGATAAGTTACTGTAAAAGTTGCTTCCCAACTAGCATTTTCTGTTTGAGTAACTGCATCTGTCGTATTGTCTGCAGAAACATGGATTCTTCCATAAGCAAAACCAGCAACTGCCCAAAAAACTAATGAACCAGCTTGTGGCCAATCAAGATTGTAAGTTGCAACTGCGCCCATTCCGTTATAACTATTATTTGCCGTAAAAGGCAAAGAAAAAAGTAAATTACCAGTTCCTGTCATTGCACTAATTGCAATATATCCATTAGCAGTAACTATATTTCCAACTTTAGTGTAATTTCCTGTCCTCGCTGCATAAGTAGTTGTTCCAGCACTTGTTCCACCAACGGCAGTCGGAGTCCAAGTTCCTTCCTCATAATCATCTAGCGTATTAGCGTCTGAACTTGCTGATTGAGTAGCTGGGAATGTAATACCAGCACCGCTAGTAGATGGGGTAGCGTTACCCACACCCAAGCAGTTTAGGATTTGAATACCCTCGTTGGTGTTTACTTTTAGTGCAGTTGTGCCGTTAGATTGAAGTTCAATCTCACCGCTTGTGTCGGCACTCTGAACTAAACCTGTGCTGGTGCTGGCATTTATCAATACGGACATTATTGAATCTCCTTAAATTTGTAGCCTTTAACATGGCTGTGTTTGCCGTTTAAATGCTTTCTAATGTTGCCGCTAGTTGAACCTACTTGTCGTGCCGCAACAGCGATTGATTGGTAAACAGTACCATGTTGGTCTTGAACCGCAATAGATGGTGTGCCGTTACCTTTTTGTTTGGCAATTTTCTTAGCCCACTTTAAAAAACTGCTTTTGGGTTTGGGTTCAAGTAGCTTTTTAGTAGAGCCACCATCGCACAAATTGGTAAGGTTTACGCATTTCTTAAACACAGCAATCTGACTTTTCTCAAGTTCATTTAACTGCTCAAAAGAATCGGCTTTGTGGGCAATAAGAACTATAGGCTTAACACCTTTTATCTTTAGTGATTTGAGCCAGCTATTTTTGTGGGTTCTTGACCGCATAGCAAAAGGTGTAAAGTGATTAACAATACGCTTCATTCCGCTAATTGTTTGACCAATATACCGAATCTGATTATCAGTCGGGTCTACCATGTGATAAACGACAAACTTCTCATTGCGTAAATACCCAAGCGGGTCGCAATAAGTGAAGTTCTTGTTTTCGATAAACTGATAGGTCATTTTGGGTATTTTAATTTAATAGCATCACATTTAGCCACATACGCATCCATCAATTCTGACTTGCCTTTTTGTGCCCAATAATAGGCATCAGCAAAATCGGTGATGGGTGGGTATTCTGATGCTCTTTTAGCAATATAAGCATGGGCATCTACATAAGCCTGTACTTTGGCTTTATCGTATGCGACTTCATTGCCGTCTGCATCGTAAGCAACATCGCCACGAATGGTGACTACGGATGGATTTAATTTAAAAATTGCATTGTGGTTCATGCCGCAATCTCCAATAATTGAATGTAGGAAGTTTGACTATTCCAGTTAAAACCACCTTGCGAACCGCCTGTTGCCACATAAACAGTATAGGTAGTTGAGGATGTGGTTGCTGGAGAGTCGAGATGAGATATATTTGCATTTCCTTGCAAATTACCACCTGAATTATTATACATACCAAAAAAAGCTAAAGGAGAACCAGTTGGAGCAAGATTTGTAGCACCCCTATAAACAGTTATCCAAGTATGATTTGCACTTGCGTTAATTACAGCATTAGAACAAGACACCAATATTAGTATTTTACTTGTTGCAGAAGTTGGTGTGATAGATGCCGCTAATCCTGATGTAACAAAAGAAGTTGATGTAGTAGTAAATTGACTACCCAAAGAACCTTGAACCACTTGCAACACAGAACCAGTCGGTAATGCGGCTTTAGGAATAGACTGACCGCTAGAACCTGTGGTTAGGATTGTTCCCGATACGGCTGGTAAGTCCAATACAGTAGTGCCAGCAACGGCTGGTTCTTGTAATGTAACGCTACCCGAAGTTGAACCTACTAAAACAATGCTCATATATTGTCCTTTATAAAACGACCCAGCGACAACCGCTGGAGACTGTTACTGTCTGACCACTCGCCACGGTAACTGGACCTGCAGACATTGCATTATTACCAGCAGCAATTGTGTAGCTTGCACTAATTGTTTGATTGTTTACTACGATACCATTACTTGCTACTACTGCACTAGCCTTAAACTCTCCTGTGCTTGGTTTGTAAAGTAACTTAGCGTTGGATGTAAAAATACTTGTTGCTGTGCCAGTCGTTGCACTTAAAAATGTTGGAAAAAGGTCACTTGCAGTAGATGTGTCATTGCTAATTGCAGAGCCACCAACAGACGACCATGCTGTGCCATTATGACCTTCAAATTCGTTGCTCGTAGTGTTGAAACGCAAGTAACCAGCCACTCCTGTGGGTCTGCTTCCTACCGCACCTTTAGGAATTAACATTGCGTCCGTACCTACCAGTTCAGTCGTTACTGCTGGGCTTGCACTATTAACTCCAACCCTATTATTAGTAGCATCAATAACTAAGGTATTGCTATCAAAGTTCAATCCATTGGGAATGGATACAGCACTAGAATTTATGGTAAGTGCGTCTCCTGAAGCGTCTCCTAATGTTGCACCTCCATTAGCTGCAAATGCTGCGGCTACTGTAAAAACGCCTGTTGAATTAGCAATAGATGCTGAAGCCGTACCATCTTTAGCTTTAATATTGGTAACTTCAATATTTGTAGCATCTAAAGTTGTAATGTTTAGTGTTGGTACAGTAAGAGTTGGCAAATAATCAAATGCTTGAATAACGTTTGTGCCATCAACATAAACCGCACAAGTAGAGCCATTTGGAATAGTAATTCCTGTGCCAGCCGCAGTTTTAACAACAATAGATTGGCTACCCGTAGTGTTGTTCTGTACTACATAGTTTTTATTAATTGTTGGGACGATTAGATTGCGAGTTGCAGTTAAAGAACCGCTAGAAGTAGCATTTAAATAAACATTACGGGCTGTTTGACTAGCGACAGTATTGGTGTAAGTTAAAGTTAAATCTGCATCGGTTGGAAAATTAGCATTTGCTCGACCGACAATTGCATCTTCAAATACATTTGTAAAGTTATCATTCGTGGTTCCACCCCACAAGCCAGACTGCTCGCCTGTAGCAATTAACTCAATTTTTAAGTCGGTAGAATATGTACTTGCCATGTTAATTCCTATACTGTTGTTATATTAGTCCAGTTAGCGTTTTCAGTGTTGTCTATTTCATTCCAGTTTGCATTTTGTGCATCATTAATCAGACTCCAATAATAATAACCAACCTGTCCCGTTAAACCTCTTGCAGAAACGCCTGTTAGTGCAAATTCTTTACCAGCAATAACTGAACCAAGACTACCTGTTCCTAAAACGCCAGTTAAAAATGTACTTTTACCAGGTGCAACATTTCCACACAAACCGTTCGCATTTACACCAACCAAGCTAACAACTAAATCAACGCCAACGTTTCCTACAAATCCTTCTGCAACATCTCCAGTTTCACCTTCTTCGGCACTTGCTACAACTGTGCCAGTTAGTCCGTTAGCTAAGACACCAGACAAATCTGCCGATTTACTAGCAGTAACATTTCCAACTGCACCTATTGCATTTAAACCCGTTAATTCGAACTGCGATGTTGCTACAACTGTTTCTACTGCACCATTAGCCAATACACCACTTATTGCGGATGCTTGACTTACTGTTACTGTTCCTGTTACACCACTAGCGTCTACGCCCGTCAGTGCAACTGTAATTCCATCACTTTCATCACCTACAAAACCTTGAGCAAATACACCGCTCAACTCTACGGTTATATTCGCAGTAACGTCTCCTTCGTTACCCGATGCAACAACGCCCGTTAGGGCAATGGTGATGTCTACTCCTACACTACCAGTCTGCCCCTGTGCTACTACACCTGTAAGGTCTAACCCGCCACCCCAAGGACCATACCCCCAAGTGTCATCACCCCAACCTAGGGACATTTAAACCCCCGATTAGGTAGTCGACAAACGCAATAAAGCAGTCGAAGTGGTATTAGCTGGCATTGTTAACGTAAAGTTTCCAGAAGTAATGGTCTGAGAACCAAACGTAAACACGGCAACGGCTTTGTTTGACTGGCTGCTGTTATAAAGCAACATAGCATCAAACGCAGTCGTTAACGTCACGCCTGTATAAACAATACTGGCTGATGAAGTCCAATAACCTACTCCAGCAGTTGCTGATGAATTGGTCGATGTTGGAGCAGTTGCGTTCGTTACCGTAACGCCACCAGCAGTATATCCAGCACCACTTACCTCGTTAGTTACAGAATAAGCTGTGGTTGAGGCATTGTAGGTAGCACTGGCTAAATATAAAGCTGCTTTAAAAGTATCGGCAGCACCTGAACCACGAGTCGGAGCAGTTCCAAAATTATGGGTTGCGGTCATCAATTCGCCAAGGAATGATGTACACATTGATTGAGTATTTGCCATATTTCTATCCTAATTGTTGTGTTTCTAATGCCGTTAATGGGGTACGCTTTAAGGTTACATGGGCAGAACGGTGAACCAATTCACCTTCATGCCAATATTCCACCCAAGTGGTGTACTCGTTTTCGTTATCAACCAAGCCTTCTTTTTTCTCTAAAAGAGACTCATCCATAACACCTTTTGTAGTGGTTATTTCCATGATTATTCCTTAAATTCGAATTAATGCAGTTGTCGGTGAGTTTGCAGGGAGAATCACCGTGAAATTAGGTCCTGCTTGTTTGTCTGAGCCAAAGTTCAGTACGGCAATTGATTTATTGCCTTGTGTTTGATTGTAAATTAAGGCTCCCCTACAAGTAAAGGAAACATTTGTCCAAGTGACATTATCAAAACTGACAAAAACGGTGCTACCAGATGTACTAATGGTAACGTTCTGACAGATATTGCCACCCGCCGTGTAATTAGACCCAGAAACTTCGTCCGTGGCTGTATAAACGGTAGTGTTTTCATTCAAATCAGCGTTTGCCGTATACAAAGCCATGCGGATAGTATTGGTCGAAAGATTCTGTACTCCTGCAAACATATTCTGTTTAAACGAGGTGGTAATGGTTTGAGTAATCATGTGACTGGATACCTAGGTAAGCCGTTACGATAAGCATCGCCTTTTTCTTTGGCATCGCCCAATTGTTTAAGAAGTCCCATAGCCTCGTCATACCGTAACTTATATAGGGCAACCATGTCTGGTTCGCCCTTCATATAGGTAATAGCTTCCATCAAACAAGCGTTTAGCAAAGCGGTGTCAAAGTTATCACCAAGCCAAGTGGTTTGAGCAGTGACAATGGACTCAGGATAGTAAAAATAGTGCAGTTCCATCCGATATACCGCATCGGGGGTTGGACCAAGAATAAACGACAGTTCGTTCGTAATGGTAGACCCTGATACGGTTGGTCCAAACAAAGCGTAATAGTATGGAACACCAGTATCCGCAGGTAATGGGTATGCCTGACGAATAAAGTTT